AACTAAAAGATGAAAAGTTCTTTAAAACCCTGCCTTCACGTATCCGCTCTGATGTTAAAAAGAACGGACTTCGTAACGCAGTTCTCCTTACTGTCGCGCCGACTGGAACTATCTCTATGGTATTGGGGGTCAGTACTGGTCTTGAACCCATATTCGCTCCCGTCTATAAGCGCCGTTGGCGCACTGGGACTGATGGTGTCTGGAATGAGACTACTGTGGTGGACCCTCTGTTTAAAGAACTTCACTTAAGAGGTAGAAATGTATCTCACTGTGTTGGGGCTTATGATGTTACTCCAGAAGAACATATTAAGGTTCAGGCAGTGGTCCAATCTTTTATTGACTCAGCAGTTTCAAAAACCTGTAATCTACCTCCAGACTTTGAGCCCTCTAATCTTTATGATGATTTGCTTATGTATGCAAATGATATGAAAGGGTTTACTTTTTATCGTGCGGGTTCCCGTGGCAATGAGCCCCTGGAAGCTGTAGATATTACCAGTCTCGACTTGGACAAGCTCATTATCGAAGGAAAAATCGAAGAGCAGGTCCAATCCGTAGAAACTTGCATAAATGGCGTCTGTGAACTGTAGTCAGGGACTATAATAAGTTATGGCAGGATGGGAATTTCCAGGAGATAAAAACACGAACGGATACAAGAAGTTCCGCTTTGCGTGTGAGGATAACGAGTGTCTCGGTGAAAAGAGCTTTCACGCGCAGTTGGAGGAGCCTCCCGAGTTTGTACCTTCGGGATGTCCATGTCCTTTCGGAGGAGACCACGACGCAGTGTGGGTTATCGATAAAGGTCCTGCGGTTCATATACATGGAACCGCAGGAGGAGAAGACAACCCTCACTACACTACCGCAAGGGCTGCATCTGAACACAGGTGGATGGAGCTACAAATTGAAGAAGCTAAGAAAGCTGTGAACGCGGAGGACCAACTAACTGGTACTGCCGCAAGCCCATACTCCAAAGTAGTTCCTAACTATGAGGAGATGGAAAAGAAAGGGAGGGTAAAGCGTGATGACACGGCTACCTCCGAACAAAAAAAGCGTATTCGTGAAGAACGCGCTAAAATAGTAGCGGAAGATGCGTCTGATAAAATCGACCGCGAAATTGAACGACGACATACAGGAAACAGACATGACGGATAAAACATTCAAGAAAATGGACAAGGTGTACGTATTTAACAAGTCCCAAAATCCAGACCCGGAATACAAAACCGAAGGAGCCGCTGGCTTTGATATTGCATCGAACGAAGATGTAATGATTCAGCCAGGAGAAACGGTTCTTGTAGGAACTGGCTTAGGCTTTGTGCTTATGTCAGGCTGGGAAGCCCAAATTAGGCTTCGTAGTTCGTGGGGATTAAAAGGACTGATAATTCCAAATGCGCCAGGAACCATTGATGAAGATTACAGGGGAGAAATTAAAGTTATGTTACATAACTTAACTTCTTTGCCTATCAAGATTAACAGCGGTGAGCGCGTAGCACAAGTAATTTGTGCCCAAAATTATCGTCCAAAAATTCACATTATGGACTCTGATGAGTGGAACTCACCTCTTAACAAAACTCTTCGAGGAGAAGGTGGCTTCGGTTCAACAGGGGACAAATAATGGCTTACGAATTTCAAGAATCTATTCAGCGCGGGATTGTGTATCTCGCCAAATCTGACGACAACTTTTTGGTACAGGCAATGCCGATGGTGAAGGACTCATATTTTGAGTTCCCTCAACACCAAAAATTCTGGTCGGTAATTAAATCTCACTATAGCTCTTACAAAAAGCTCCCTTCGGACGAGCAAATCTTGGAGCAGATTAGAGAGATAAAAACTGACAATGAGTTAATGTCGGACTTCAAAGAAGAGCTTAAAGAAATCAACACCGTTGATGAGAAGTCTTTAGAGAACGAAGAGTTTTATTTAGATAAAGTTGAGGAGTTCGCTAAAGAGCAATCTCTTAAAGACGCCATCATAAGTTCTATCGATTTGCTAAAACAAAAGAAGTTCGGTAGAATCGAAGAACAGATTAGGGAAGCACTTTCCGTCAGCCGGAACGTAGACCTCGGAACTGATTACTTTGGTGGTGTAGAAGAACGTTATGAAAGACTCAATAATACTCATGTTAATGCTCAGTTTAGAACTCCTTTCGAAACTGTTAATCAGGAGCTTGAAGGAGGTCTTGCCCCTAAAGAATTGGCGATGGTCGTCGCCCCTCCTGGCGTGGGCAAATCTCTGTTTCTAGCGAATCAGTGTGCTAGGTCTGTAATGGATGGAAAGGACGTACTGTACGTCTCGTTGGAAATGTCTGAGGACCGTGTAGCACAACGTCTCGACAGTATCTTTACTCGTATTAAGCAAGCTGAGTTGAAGGGCGGCGTTAAGATGCTTAGTGACCGTCTAGAGCAGATGCAAGCAGCCGCGCCAAATATGGGACGGTTAAAGATTAAAGAGTTCCCGACAAAGCGTCTTACTGTAGCAGGTCTTCGTGCGTACTTAAATCAGTTACGCAACTACGAAGATTTTAACCCTGATATTATTGTTATTGATTATCTTGAGTTAATGACAAACACTGACGCTACCATGTCTGAGTACTTAGGTCAAGAACGTATCGCCCAAGAGCTTCGTGGAATTGCTGTCGAGCACAAGTGCTTAGTGTGGACTGCTACCCAAACAAACAGGAAAGGTAAAGAGGTAGATATTATTACAGACGCTGAGTTGGCGGACTCTTACGGAAAGATTCGTGTGTGTGATTTGGCATTCTCAATCAATCAAAAAGAGCAGGAGTTTGACGAAGGCAAGGCTCGTATGTTCGTAATGAAATCGCGAAACGGTAGGGCACGTTACATTGTTCCAATCCGAATCGATTACACTAGATTAACGGTAACGCAACAATGAGTAAAAAATTCCCAACATATAATCACCCCATGACAGTGTATACTGGTATCAAAACTTTTGATATTAAACAAATTTCTTTGAAAAAAGATAATCTTTATGGGTGTGTAGAGTTTTCGAAATACCTTTTAACAGTTGACCCTAATCAACATCCTGAAGATTACAAAGGAACTTTACTACATGAGATTTGTCATATCGGATATGAGATTTTCGGACTTAATGACGATGACGAAATGCCAACTATGAGTAACGAGTTCTTAACAAGTGTTACTTCAAACATGATACAACAAATGGCAGGTCTTAATCCTGAACTTTTCCAATTTATTTTTGCAGACAATGATTAATATAAAAGAAATTTACGATAATATAGAAGATTCTTATATGGATGTTACTAAGAAATACATCGCTATTTCTGAGCATAACTTCCAAGAAGCTATGGGTAATCACCCCTCCACTTTCGCATTCTTTGCTGGTGTAATGGCTTACGCAAAAAAGGAATTAGACCGAGCCAACCTTATTCACGAAACCCGTGAAGCAGAGCTCAGAGAAGAACGTCGCGAGGAGATGAGGCAATCCGGTCAGAAGACTACCGACCGTGCGTTGGACGCATATTTGAAGACTCAGCCTGAGCTTCAAACCCTTCAACGAGGAATCGTCGCGAAGGCACATAAATTTAATTTATGTAAGAATATTGTCTCCAGTTTGGACCACCAAAAGGATATTATTATCCAGTTATCAGCAAACAAACGAGCAGAAGCTAAATTGATTGAGCAATTGTAACCAGTCGAACCAATGAGGTAGGTAACTTGTGCATATCTTGCCCAACCTGTAATTTATCCAAAGGAAGCGCCATTATTTCTCACAAGAGACTATAATAATATACAGCTGTCCGCAAACAAACGAGCGGAAGCTAAACTAATTGAACAACTTTAAAAAACTATGGTTAACATCGAACAACTAAGAAAAAAGTATGCCGAGATTAATAATCCCGGCGGTGGAGGTAACTCCGATTTCCTAAGCAAATTCTTCATGATGGACGAAGGTACATCTGTGGTGCGCGTACTTCCTGCAAAGGATGAGGCGAACCAAGAGTTTTATGCTGAAACTGCAATTCACCGTCTCAACGACAAGAATTATCACTGCCCACGTGTGAAGGGTGATAAATGTCCTGTATGTGATACTTACTACAACATGTGGAAAGAAATTAACGCGATTGGCAAGGAGACCCCTAAAGGCAAAGAGCTTCAGGACCTAGCCCGTCAAATCAAGTCTCGCAAGCGTTACTACATGAACGTAGTAGACCGTCGCGACGAATCTGTTAAGATTCTTTCTGTGGGGCAAAAGCTTTTCGGCAAAGTACTAGACTGTTTCTTTGACGAAGACTTTGGTGATATCACTAACGTGAAAGAGGGCTGGGACTTTAAAATCGTAAAGGATACCCAAGGTCAATGGCCGAACTACGATAAGTCTTCTCCGAAGCCTAAGCAAAGTCCGGCTGGTACTGACGCACAGAATGCGCAGTGGATGGATGAACTGCATGATATCCACGGTCTTGTCAAGGTCGCTGATTATGATGAGTTGAAGGGTATGATGATGGAACTGGAGGCTTCTACGAAGGGTCCACAACCTGAGACCGTTGCTTCGCAAACCCAAGCGCCAGATGATGAAGATTACATGGCACATCTTAAAGACTTAAAAGTGGATTAATACATGGCAGAAAAGCTAAAGATTTTAGCTTGCCCAAGTAACCATGGAGGATGCGCTTATTACCGCATCCTCCTTCCTATGGAGAAGTTGGCAGAGCTATACCCCGATGATGTAGAGGTTAGATGGGATGACAACCCTCTTGGGTGGAATGCGGACACGCAGACTGAGACTCCTCCTGATTTTGAATATGAAAAC